GTTGATGTACCCGCTTACCGGGATGGTTCCGATATTCCCTGTCGCCACATCACAGACATAGAAAAAGCTGTCGTTTGGCCTTTTCACAATGAGTGTCGAGCCGTCCCTGGATAAAGATCCAGCCCCCCCGTTGAATACTTGGGTCTGCAGTGTGACTTTATGCAGCTCTGCACCGCTTACGGAATCCAGTAAAAATAGTGAATATACGTAATCCGTGTCCGGGCCCGAATTAACGCCTGTGTCGAGATAGCCAAAAACCGCCATGAATCAATCCTCTTGAGTTAGACCCGAACGATAGGTTCGTCTCGGGCCTGGGCGGCATTGCCGCAATGGAAGGCGCCGGCGGGTGAGCCGTAATTCAGCATTACAGTCCAATTTGCACCGGAGTCGTAGCTGATCCAGGTCGTGCCGTTTCTGATGTCCTGGCCGTTCTGCTCTGCAGATGTAAGCGCCGGGCTGCCCCAACCCTTGGTGGCGATCAGTGTGGCCGGATGCCCGGTGTCAGTGGATGGGTCGTAGCCATCGCTTTCAGGCCGGACGACCTCGATGCGGCCGACTCGGGGACCCAGGTATTGCTGGGTAAGAATGCCGCCGCCAGACGTGCCGCCACCGCGAACCATGGGATCGGTCAGAGCGGACTCGATAACTCCGGCCAACTCAACCCCGCCACCGAGCTTATAGGTCGCGAGAGCAAGGTTTCCGTGCGGCGTGAACAGCACGTCATCCTCTTCGGGTGTCGTCCACTCCGAGGAGACATAGAAGGCAAACCGTCCATTCCCGATATATTCGACCTGGCCATCACCGGTAGGCATGGTCCACCAGCGGCGCTGGTCTACGTCCTCGGGGTCTTCGGCGTCAGGATCGACGACAGGGTCCTTGATGTACTGATTGGTGACGGCCTCATCCAAGTTGCACGACATGTTCGGTTGGCGCTGATGATGCTCAGCACTGGAGATTCCCCGGGCACGAAGCTTGAGAACAGAACCGACACCATGACCGTTCCGTCCGTGGCGGAGCCGCTGAAAAATCGCATTTCCTCCGCGCCAGCATCGAATGCCACGTCCAGGCCTGCGTTTTCTATCTTCTCGCCTTCCGCAGTGTAAGTGTCGTTGGTGAGCGTAGCCTTGTTGATGCTCTGCTTTCTCGCCCCGCCGTCAGCGAACCAGCACACATCAACAAATAGCCTGGCGCCCGGATTACTCGGCTTGGGTCTTTCAACGCTGAGCTGGACGCGCTGGACGTATGAAATGTCGACCATCACCCCTTCTCCCGTATCAAGCATCACGGGCGAGGACTTGAAATGGTTATTGAGCTGATACCAGGTGCAGGCGGGCTGTGGGTCGTCAGCCTCTTCTGATTCTTGCCAAGGGTGCCGGTCTTCGTCGGAGTCGTCCGCACCGTCGATTTTGTATTGCGCAGCCACCTTTCCGGTCAGGCCGTTTACCTCCACCCGGCAGGCCCACAGCCCCTTTGCACCGGCTGCGGTCTTGATATTGCCCCCACCCCAGCCGTACTCATCCGGGGTGTCATCTGTGTAGTACGGGCCGCCCTCGGTATAGACGACCTGCCCGGCCACAATGATCTTGTAGGACTGCTGTCCGTCCTCGTCGACATAAGTCTGCGGCGCTGAAAAGGTCATCCATGGATAGTTTTCAAGATCCCAGGTGGCCTCGTAGTTTTCAGTCGGTACGCCCAGGCGCCGCACAAAGGCTTTCGCGCCAACCCCCGCAAGAATGGATTCTCCTATCTCAAGCGACCACTGAATCATGGGCGAGTTGATATTGCCCTGCCCGTCGAACTGCCCGGGAGTGTCCGTCGGCGTCCAGCGAACATTGGTTGGGGTCAGCACGGTTATGGCGTAGACGAATGGGTCGCTCTCTCGCGCGTACGACAAGGCCCAGCTCTGCTTATTCAGGGAGAGGTACACGGCAGCAAACCCATAAGCACAACCGGCGCCGTTGAATGACGTGCCAACACCCCACACTCGGGTGGCGACCCTGGCGCCCGCCCCTTCGCTGCCCAGCTTTATGTAGGTATACGGGCCTGCCAGTGTTGGCGGATCATCCTGAGTTTCGAGAGCGTCCTCGATCGCGCCCGGCATGTAGGAGTCGCGCCCCATGACGAGGGGCTGGACGTAGGCATAGTCCACGTACACATTGCTGCCAATGATGTAGCGCCCCGGCAGACACAGATAGCCGGGGCAGTCGAGAATGACAGCGCTCAGGTGCACCGAATTGCGCACCAAGGGTGACTGCATATGTGGCGGCAGTCCGGGCTCGTCAGGCTGCGTCTGGTTTTTCTTCGCCATCAAAATATAGCCAGACATCACCTTCTTTGACGAAAGCCCTGGCCCACTGCGCTTACCCAGTGACTCAGCCATATCGACGACGGTCTTTGTCAGAAAAAGACCGGACGACGATATGGATCTGCGAACGACGGCCATTTACTGACCGCTGCCGGTCGTGATGTTGGCCTGCAGGGTGCCTGCCGCGCTTGCTGCGCCGTTGGCAATGGCGGCGAAGGCGTTGGCCGCAGAGGCATGAGCCGTCCCGGTGGAGTTCGAGCCGTTGTTGGCAACTCGGTTTCGGTCGATATTCCCGTCGACGCCTGCCTTCGTCTCTGCTGCCCGGAGCTTCAACTGCTCAAGGTTCACTTCAACGCTGTAGTAGCTGGCCAGGGCGTTATAGAACGACTGGTAGGCTGATGCCTTGATCTGGGCGGACTGGGAGTCAAGCTGGTAGAGCGCGGTGTAGGACCGGAAAAGATCCGAAGCGGCGCCGAGAATGCCCAGCTTGAGCTGATTAGCGAGCTGAACGGCCTGCTGGAGCAGTTGCACCCGGATATCAGCATCTTTTAGGGTCTGATCGCGGTTCACATCAAGCACGTTGTCGGTACCACGACGCTCAGAAAATGCAATCTGATCCACCATCGCGCCAGGAGGGATCGAGAACCCTCGGGCCGAAAACGTGGCTGTTATGGTTGCCGTCTCGGATCGAACCGTCCGCGATGCCCGATCCCGCGCATGATCCCAGACCAGGTCAAAGATCGTCGAGGCGGTGCCGAACGGGGTTACTCCACTGATCACGCCGATCAGGTAGTCTTCGGGGATACCCTGGAAGTCACCGCTGATCGACGGGAAGTAGGTCTTCATCCACTCCGCTACATTGCCGTCAATGGCTTGGACGTTGGTCGCTGCGTTGTCCGTACCACCAAACAGATCGCTGAATTGAGGAGGCGCCTCCAAGGCGATATTGCCAACCGTGTAGGAAAACGGCGTTTCCTTCAATGTTGGTTTAGACGTTACCTGAATCCGGCCGGCGCTTCCCGATGCATAGCTCAGAGACTGCTGGGCCAGCGAAAATAGCTGACTGGTTGTAGTGTCAATGCTCATCGCTTGGTTCTCCTGGCGCCGGTCGCGGCCACCCATTCAATATTATCGATCTCGGCATAGCTGGCTTCCTCGACCTCAAGGCGAAGATGCCAGTAGCGCGAGGACACGCCCTTTGCCGTGTTGATCCGGGATTCAGAACTGTCGCGCTGGATCAGCTTGTAGGTGACCTCGCGGCCGTAATCGTCTTTCAGCCGCGCCAGAGCCTGACCGTCCGTGGTGATGCCGAAGAAGATGTTTTCCAGGCGCTTGGTGCGTGCCGTGCCCTGATCCTCGGCGGCGAAGTCGATCAGGAAGGAAAGCAGCTTGCCGTCATCCGTATCGCCGCCAATCTTGTAGAGACCATCCTGGCGTACGCCGTAGAGCACCTGACCCACCCTGCAAAAGCTGGTGAAGCCAAACCCCACATACCGAGTGACGGCGCCGGTAGCGATGTTGGTGGCGTACTGGATCGCCTCATTAGCCGCGGCGTACTGGATCCCGCCGTCGCTGCCGGTGTACGAGCTGTTGGTGATGCGATTGCGCAGGGAGTAATCGCTCAGCGTCAAGCCGCCCTGGATTAGCGCTGTGATGAGCAGGCTCGCGTCGGTTCGGTCCGAGATGACCAGCATTTCAGCGATGCGAGCATCAATCGCGATGAAGAAGTCGATGACACTGCCGAGCCGAAGTTTCTCGTTGATCGTGGCGAACAAGACTGGCTGAAAGTACGGCTCCGACTGCGCGATGATCCCCTCGACCAAGGAGACGTCGAAGAAGTTGTCGGTGTCGTAGGTACTGATCGTTGGGGCATCCATCGCGAACCGGACGCCCGATTGAAACTCTTCGGACATCCTGGCAGCTTGCGTAACGTCGAAATTCAGCACGCCCGGATCAACAGACAATCCGACATCAATCGCACTCATCACGATGTCGAATTCGGTCGCGATACCGTCCAGGCCAATGTCTGGCACCACGACGGGCTTCGCGTCCTTGCCGGATGCGGTGCCGCTAAGCAGGCTGATCTCGAATGATGAGCCGGAATTAGCTGCAGTCGGAGTGCCCAGACTCAGGGGGGCGAACGACGATCCTGAATTTGAGGTGCCCAGCACTGGCGAATCGACGTAGTCACCAGCCGTGTACATGGCTGCCGTCAGCTTCTTCGACCCGCTGGAGCGCTGACCACTGGTGTATGAGTTGATCCCGGCCCGGTAGGTGATGACTCCTGCTATGCGCTGAATGGAGAGCGCAGACGCGTCTTCGATACCTGTCGAGAGCGTTGCGACTTCAATCCCGCCTTCGTAAACCTTAATCCCGCTGCCCGCACTGTAAAGGCCGTGCTGAATAGCTGCGAAGTCGCCAATAGTGACCGAGGCAGGCGCCAGGCCGCAGATAACCGCCCCGCTCGCAAAATATGGGAGTTGAAACGATGCCGTGAAGTCACCATCGATCGAGTCAACACTGCGCGCGCCCGAGTTCCAGCCGGTAAAGCCTTCGGTGATGACAGACGCCTCCCGGCCTGCCACCCCTTTGACTGCTGGATAGCACACCGTCACCTTGGAGTTCGGCACCAGGAATGGGTAGTAAATATTGTCGACGACGGTCTGGCCGTTTTCTTCGTGGGTGTCCAGGCGTACTGGGTAGCCTGGCGCTACCTGATATCCGAGGTTGATTACATCAGTAACGAGGAAGTACTTCACGGCATTGCCGGTGGTCGTCACGCACCGGGCCGGAGTTGCGACCACCGCCGGGATGGCGGCAATGAACGTGACCTTGCCTTGCTTCGTCAGTCGGTTAGACATGGCGGTCTTCCCGATTAGCCCGCAGCGATAGAGGCCACGAAGTAGTTGAGTTTGCGTTGGTCGCCGGCCGTCCAGGTCGTGCTGCTGACAACCAGATCGGCGTCGACCAAGCCGATGCCACCCTGCAGGCGCGCAAGGGTCGTGCTGTCCGTGTTGGCATCAGACGGCAACTGCATACGGAAGAACAGCGGCGTTCCGGAGGCAACGATGGTGCCTTGCCAGACCTCGGCGGCATTCTTCTGGAGCGTACCGCCCGATGGAGTAGCTTCAAACGAAACGCCGTCGCCAGTGCCATCCAGCGAATAGGTCAGCAGTAGCAAGGCATCGCCCGGCAATGCCGCGTCGGCTGTCGCTGGCTCGGTGGCTGCCGAGTAAATGTTGATTACCGTGCCAGTCAACGCCGCCTTGAACGACCCAGTTGCCAACATGGAGTTACGAAGACCAGTGCTGCGCTTCATGACGCGCCCCCCAGGGTGATATCGCCCGCAGCGATGGTGAAGGTGCCGGAAGTGACGGTTACCGGAGCGGTAAGAGCCTGGCGCTCGAATGCATTGCCGCCAGTCGAGGCCGGCCACATGGTGATGTGGGTCAGCGTGGTCGAAGCAGTGACGCTGAAGCTCAGGCCCGCCGCCAATATCGCGGTTCCGGTCGTGGTGTTCAGGGTGAAGGTTGCCGCCTGCCGGTTGTAGCCGCCGCCGGACACTTCACTGGCCGCGCCGGTATCGCCCGGGTTGGCTGAGTGCAGGCCGATATAGACTGTTCCGCCAACCAGCGTCGGCAATATCGAATTTCGTGCAGAGAGGGTCAGGCTCATGGCTCAGCTCGCCGAAAGAAGAGAGATAGCAACGCCCAGGCGGAAAGTAGATCCGGCCGGGATGTCGTAGGGCGAGGCGAAACGCGAGATCGACAGCAGAATGCCTGCGTTCGCGCCCTTGCCGGAGTTCGATACTAGAAATCCGCTGTACAGCCGGGTCGCCGCCGGGAATGTGAACTCGGCCTTGGCATCGAGGTTGCCGACCATGGACACACCATCATAGGTATTCGACCAGGTGGGTCGGGCAGCCTGGGAGTAGCCTACGCTCTCGCCCACCGCAACAGGCAGGTCTGCAGACGTGGTCGCTGAGGTCGGCACATAGTTGGCAGCGCCAACGCCCACATACCAGCTTGAGTTGATCGTGCCGGTGCCGCGCAACAGGCCGACAATGTGGTCGATACCGCTCTGCGGGATGATGTTGTGGTCGGTGCGCGAATAGATCACCTCGCCAGACGGCGACACGACCTCACCGGTAAAGACAAAGCCGAACTTTGCCAGGCCTTCCGTCATGCAGGTCATGGGGTGACGATCTCCGCTTCGTAGTAATCGGTGGCGGCGAGCGGGTTTGGTCCGCGCTGACCGGCCATAGTGGTGACAACCATCTGGTTGCCGTTGTGATCGATGACGCCGGAGGCGCCTGTGGTGCTCATGTCGGGGATGAAGTTGCCCTGACTGAGCAAGGTGACACTGCCGTCCACGGCGCCGACCGCGAGGCCGTATTGAGTCATCCAGGAGGCGCGGCCATCTGGCAGGATGGTTCCCGTACCCGGGATGGCACCGTATTCGAGCTTTGTGGTCTGGACGACTGCATCGCCAGATTCAGGCGATTGCAGGAAATAGGTCTTGTCAGCGCACACAAACACGCCGCCATTCACCTGAATGACCAGGCTGATGGCTGACGGGTATTGGAAGAAGGAGTTGGCCATGTTGAGCAGGTGCGGGCTCATTGGCGAGGTGTGCCAGAGCGTTTTACCATCGGCGATGAGCAGGATGCCGCCCAGAGCCGCGATATGGTCGCCGCCCACCGGTTCGCGCAGGTTCAGCGTATCCAGGCGCGCTGTGTCATCACGAATGGTGCTGACGGTGTAGCCGCCGGAGCCTTGATATTGCAGATAGAGGCTTTCGCCGCTGGAGGTGCTGACGTACAGCCGCGCCATGTATCCGGCAGGAGGTGACAGCGAGAACTGCAGCGAGGACTTGGCCGGAACCGTCACCTGAATAGGGTTTACGGTGCCGCCCTCTTCCCCTTTGGCATTCACCAAGGTCATGGCGGCCTGGTACAGACCTGCCGGGATGCCGCCGCCACCAACTCCAGGGTATGGCTGATTAACGACGGTGGGCACACCCCATGGGCGCAGCGTCGAGCCATCAAAGCGCAATACGTCGTTCGCAGTGCAGAAGAACAGCTCCTGATTCAACACTGCACCAGCCAGTCGGCCGCCGCCCGCGATAGAGCCGAGGCCAGTTTGGGTGTTGGTCGCCGTGTCGAAGCAGATCAGCGAGCCACCGTCTGCGAACAGGATTTTCGAACCGACTGACAATGCGCCGCGGCCATTCGTGGCTTGGCACACCTTGTCGAATCCGGAGCGCAGACCGAGGGTGCCGCCGACCAGAGGGTCGAGGTTCACCATGTCGCGGACGTAGCCGTCTGGGATATCCCGATAGTTAGCCCGGTTGTTAATCCCACCCGCCCAAGCCGTGGTGCCAGCCATTACCAGTGACTCCGGATCGGCCGGGAGCATGCGCCGCGCCTCAGGATCGACGCCTCAAGCGCAGACTGGCATTTGCCGAGGAATTCGGCATAGCGGCTGTTGGATTTGGACTTGTCGAACGTCTCGGCATCGCTGACGTTGTAGGCCTTGTAGGCCAGGTACAGCAGCAAGTGGCGGCGCTCAGACGGAAGCATGTCCGGGATGGCTTCGCACTTATCGACATCCTTGATCGGCCGACGGATGACACGCAGACGAATCTCACCAGCAGCGGCAGGCTTCGGATAAAGCCGCAGGCTGCCAGCACCATCGAAATGGAAGTGGGAGCCGCAGCCGTTGAAGGCCAGCCAATATCGGCCTCTGCCGTAATCGTCGCCGCATCGCGTCAGTGAGCACGACGGACTGCCCTCAATCCAGGCGCCGACCACATCGATGATGCAAGGGTCGAGCTGGAAGCAGTCATCACCGATGCCGTAAGGGATCAGCGTCACGTCGCCCTGGTCGTCGTAGAAGCTCTTGGCATTCTCGGCGAACTCGACAAGCCCCTCATTCACCCAGCGCACCAACTGGCCATCCGACCAGAAATACGGCTGCACAGTGTCCTTTTCGTCATCACGAAAGGCTTTGATGAGGGACTCGACGGTTTCGTAGGCCATGGGTTATGCCAGCGAGTCTTGGAAGTGATCCCAGGCATCGTTAGCTTGAGCGCGGGTCACGTTGAACCCGGCCTGAGCCTTCAAGGCCTTGAGAGTCGGCTTGCCGGTGCTATCGAGGTCATCCGCTTCGTCGCGGGTCACGATCGCTTCAATGGCCGCGATGATCAGAGCGCCGTTCTCAGAACCGCCCTGGTCGTCGCTTTCGTCTTCTTCGTACTCGGCGCCCAGGTAGATGCAGCCAGCCTTGAGCGCATGTTTGTGGTACTTGCTTGGGATGACGCTGCCCGGCTTCTGGTCTTCTGGGTCGACGCGGTAAACGCGCACGCTATGGCCCGACGGCAGGAATACCGGAAAAGATTCGTCGCCTTTTGGCGGGAGGATACGCAGTGCTTCAGCCATGGTTATTGCCCCTTCTCATGATGAATTGCCCCGGCGAACCGGGGCGGTGGTGTTACTCGGAGATTTCGTCGCCTTTACGCTCGACGATGTACTCGACATACACCCGAGCAGCGCCAGCGGTGGCAGCCGCGCCGGTTTGGGCGAATGTCACGGTCACCGGACCCTGGCCTGGTGTGATGTAGCCAGTCGGGACCAGCGCTTTGATGCCGGTGGTCTTCAGGTCGATACCAGACCCGTAACGGGCAGGCGTGACGCTGTCGCCGACACTCAGGGTCGCGGTGGTGGCCGAGTTGTAGGCAGTGGTCACCAACACAAAGGCGCGGATGACCATTGCGCCTTCCGGCAGCACCACGACGTTTTGAGTTGCAGCCGTGGCGAAGTCAGTGGAAAGCATCTCGTTGTAGCCAATCAGCGGCCACTGATGGTCGTAATGGAAGTAGTTCATGAGGCCTCCTTAAGCGCCCGAGTTCGGCAGATAGTGGTCGACAGCGATCACGCCGAAGTCTTGAACCGACTTGTCGTAGATGCTGTAGAACTGCGGTTTTTTGAAGCCGATGAAGCGATCCAGCGAGACGCCCATCTGGGTGTCGTAGTTGAAAAGCTTCTCAACCCAGCCCGCGCCGCCTTGCTCGATATCAGCGAAGCCGAGAGCCTGCGAACCCAGCAGCAGAGTGCGGGTGCCGTTGATGTTGCCGCCAGCGCCCCACTTGCTGCCAGGAGCGGCGCCCAAGGTGGTGTACACCTTGTTCGATTCCTGGATGATTGCGCCGTCCACGGTCACGGTCGCGCCGGTGAACCACGGGTTGTTGTCGCCGCGCACACCGGCATTGGTCAGGCCGTTCTGCCACAGCGGGTCCATTTTCAGGGCCGCCAGGGTGCCGGGCTGAACCAG